CCGAAGGTACATTCGATGGCGAGCCGCTGGCCTACATCGTGGTGCGTAAGGACTACGAGCCGATCGTGAAGGGGCAGTTATGAAACTCTATGACGTTCCAAGAAACAGTCGCATCAGATTGCTAGGCGACACGCTATCGAGTGACATGGAATTAAATTTCCACCACATCGATGGCATGTATTCCTATTGCACAGATGATGATGGGAATGTAATGCATCTGGCAGCATGGACTGAGATTGAATTAGTTAAACAGGAGCAACCGCGATGACCCGCGATGACATTTTTAGAATGGCTCACGAAGTCGGATTAAAAACGCCATGGGATTTGATGGAATATCAATGGAAATTTGCCGCCCTCGTTGCCGCCGCCGAGCGGGAGGCGTGTGCGAAAATCTGCGACAAAATCCCTGCGCTAGCCATCAATCAAGCCAAAGCAGCGGCTAAACAAATTCGGGCGAGGGGTGGAAAGTAGATCATGCATATAACATTGAGCGAAGCAGAGCAGAGGTTAGCTAAGTACTTAGCTAAGCAGCGGTATGACAGCGCCAGAGAGAAAGGTCTGCCTAATCGGAAGATAGGGGATCAGTCCAACGAACTCACCGATCTGGAGGGTATCGCTGCCGAGATCGCCTTCTGCAAACTCGCCAATGTCTACCCCGACCTAGACCTTGATCACACCAAGGCAGAGGACTGCTACCTTCGAGACGGCAGGTCAGTGGATGTCAAGTCCACCACCTATGAGGGCGGCAGGCTATTGGCAGTCAAATGGAAAGATGCCACACAGGTGGATCTGTTTGTCCTGATGGTGGGCAAGTTCCCCAAGTACCGGTGTGCCGGCTTCTTGACATCGACCGAGTTGCTCGATGCCAAAAGGTTGACTAACCTCGGGCATGGAGAGGGCTATGCCGCCACCCAAAATGAGTTACATGATCTATCCATACTGAACATAGGAGATTGACATGATCGATGATGAGTCACCTCCAGGTAGCTGGCAGGAGGAGATGAACCGGATGCCGTGGAAATGGGGGCAGCACCCCTCTATCCCACCGAATGAAGCACTAGCCAGACTGCAAGCAAGGAATCTGTACGTTGAGTACACGGCACTGAGCGACGAGATCCGAAGACTTCAATCCGATTTGTTCTTAGCAAGAGAGAGGTTAGCAAGATATGTCGAACAAGAACGAACTCAAAAAGCAGATCTATCAGGAAATCAAAGCCCTTCACGGCAGGATTCAAGCCCTCAATGCCAAGCTGACTCGACTTGAGATTGACTCACCCGAGCCGTTCCATTTCGATGATGACTACATACCACCCTTCTTGAGAAAGAAAGATGTCCCCTATACCCATTGAGATGAGACTACGTGCAGAGCAACTGATCTATGAGTTGCATGGCTGGTCTTCAGCACACCCCGCCACTGCCTACTCCGACTGCATGTCCGAGGCGGCCTATCTGCTGTCCGACATGATGAAGGTACTCAACGCACGGCCTGTCAAGGGATTGACACCCGAGGCTGTATTGCAGGAAGCCAAGGACATGATTGCCGAGCGTGGCAAGCGCAGGGACAACGGGCAGGAACGCTCGATGCAAAGGATTGTCAAGACCTTCGAAGCCCTCACCGATCACAAGATGACCGAGGTCGAGGGCTGGTTATTCATGGTGGTTCTCAAGCTCTGCCGAGAACGCACCGGATCTGACATCGATAACTGGATAGATGGGGCTGCCTACATGGGGTTGGCAGCCGAGGCTGTGGAAAAAAGCAGGGGCAATGCCCCCTCTGCATAACAATGTTATGTTAAATTTCACGCCTCACCACCCCATCTCATGCGTCTTCACTCCGTGGTTGTGGTGAACTTTGCCCGTTGGCGTCAAACCCAACGGGCTTTTTTTTGGAGTAAGAAATGGCTAGAAAGAAGAAACCCGAGATCCCTGAAGAGATCGACATCAATGTCGTAATGCCAAGGATCTTGATCATGAAGAACGATGAAGCCTGTCTGCGTTCAGCAGAGAGGTTGGTGGAAGTGCTGGCGCAATGCTGCGCCGCTATCATCTCGGCCAACAGAGATGCCTCGATCTGCATGGGCATGGTCAACCATGTCTACGAAATCAACGGGACATTGCGGGTAGCCTTGGCGACCCATACCCCGCATGATGTGGATCATTTCCGCATGACAATGATCGCCCTGTCGACTGCCTACGAAGAGATCATGGGCGGACACCAGATAGAACTCGTTGACCCTGTGGACTTTAGCGGGTTCGATGTCGCCCGAATGGAGGCATGATGAAGTACAAAGCAGGAAAGACTAAGGGGATTGCCCTAGCGCCAGCTGTGGCAGATAACCCCCTAGCCAAAAGGATGCTTGAACAGATAGGCGGAACTGACTATCAATTATTAAAGACATTTCAGCAACACTTTGGCGCAAAGCTAGTGCATTACCAAGACAATGCAGGCGAGGTTGGCAAGCGACCGAAGTGGGCAGACCCCCCTCTGCCCAACCAAAAGGTGGCATAATCTGTATTGACATATAGGAGGTCGACATGGCTTACACCAAAGCGAGCCTGCGTGAGCGGCTCAAGAATCAGATCATGGGCGAGAACGTGGCCGGCACGAAGGCAGGCCAGTGGTCAGCTCGCAAAGCACAGCTCCTTGGCAAGCGTTACAAGGAGGCTGGTGGCGGTTACTCCGGCAGCAAAACCAAAGCACAGAAGAGCTTAAGCAAATGGACAAAGCAAGAATGGACGACCAAATCTGGCAAGCCTTCGAGCAAGACTGGCGAAAGATATTTACCGAAGAAGGCAGTGAAAGCCCTGTCCTCGGAGGAGTACGCCAAGACGACAGCCGCCAAGCGCAAGGGCAAAGCGCAGGGCAAGCAGTTCGTGAAGCAGCCCAAAGCGATCGCCAAGAAGGTTAAGAAGTACCGAGACTAATCCCATGCCAAAGAAGAAGAACGAAGACAAGATGCTGATCTTCCGTTGCCATGCCGCAACAATCTTGAAGGTCAAGGCCATCGCAGCAGCTGAGGGGCGGACGGTATCTGCCCAGATCCGTCACATGATCGAGGACTACCCCCTCAAGCCCCGCTTCATCAAGGCTGCTAAGAACACCCTGAAGAAGAAGCCCGATGCTAGGCCGCAGGAGATCATCGAGGAGGCTCTGGCAGCCAAGTACCCTACCGAGGTAGCGACCCCAGACACGCCGCCTGTAAAGCCGTCTCCGCCAACTCAGTGGTGGAACGCACAGACCGACGAGAGCCAGGAGCCAGCGTCGGGTTGAAGTAGACCTTGAGTGTATTGAGTCCAGTTCTCAATTCCCTGATCGGGGAAGGCAGTTCTCGGATGACTGAATTCCACACCGCCCGGTATCCACTAGGCGGACAGTGGTATTGCAAGTAACGGTCAGCCGACAGGATGGCCAACGCTCTGGGTGCGCGGTTCCCCACCGACATCTGCACCCGCTCCATCTGTATCGAAGATGGAAACACCCCAGACCTATGAGCCAGTGAATAGAACGCTATCGCAGCGTCGTACTGATCGACATCGATGGCCTTCTGCAGGTAGAGGCGATCGACCAGCAGTTGGTCGACCACCTTTGCCCTGAGGAAGACGCCGTCCTCGGACTCCAACCTCACCGTGTGGCGACGGTGTAGTTCGTTGGAGCCGAGTTCGTTGGCGACTAGATCCCTAGTTGTCAATGTTCCAGTCAAAGTTATCCGGTTTCGCTGCAGCGTATTGCCGATCCGACCATCTTGTGCTAGCAGGATCAAATTGTAAATACGCCATTCCCATTCTGCCAAGCCACTGCCATCGCGCTTTCCACACATGCGCCTCTGGCCCATCCTCAGTGCGTGTCACAGTCAGACCAAGATCGGCCTTGGCAAACCATGACATCGACTTGGCAACATCCAATCCTGTAACCACCTTCTGTGTACGATCCATCGGCTTTGCCGGATGCGCCACAAAGAACACATGCACACCGGATTGCTTGGCGAACTGCTGCACCTTGGTGAGCATGCCGTTGATGGCGTCTGTCTCCAGACGATCCTTAGTGTCCACCTCGATGAAGTTGTAGGGGTCGATCACCAAGATCCGCACACCCATTCGCATCACTGCCGCCCGAGCGAAGTCGAGGATGCCCTCGATGTGGGCAGGCGCACCGGCCATGTAGTCAAGCCACACGAAGTGATCGAGCATCCAACCAAGCGCGGCATCCCGCTCTTCGATAGACATACGGGGCTTTGTCATGCCATCGAAGAACGGTTTGCCGACGATCTTTGAAGCCAACTGCGCCATGTGCAGATGCGGTGGCTTCTCGAAACTACAGAAGGCGGTCTTCCACCCATGCTGCTGCGCGGCATTGAGGCAGACCTGATCGATGAGATCCGACTTACCACTGCCCGGGAACCC